TTTGATCTCGACTACATAGTTCTGAAACATATCAGAATACCTCCATGGAAAAACAGGGTTTACGGGTTACATTATTTTTTGATTTTTGGAACAAATTATGCCGTTTCAGTGATTTAGTTGACTGAGCCGCCCGATTTTAGTTGACTGAGTTGGTTAAATAGCTATTTACAGACCGTGAGTTGTCAATACAATTGAGCCGTTATGATATTCGGCATAATCAGTATTGCCAGGACTCGCATAATATTTTAATTCGCCGGTTCTTGTAACTCTTATATTGCCACCTTGAACTAAGATGATGAAGTTGTAGCTCAGTATACTTTCTACTGTGGTGCCCAAATCACCGATAACATTGCCAGTGGCTGTACTGGTGAACTTTAGATCGTAGCATTCTATATAAACGGCATAATATGTTTTGACCCAACGAATACGACCGCTTGCGACATTTGAATTTAGAGTTGCCGTTCCTCTGGTAACTGCTGTAAAAGAGTCATTTAATGCACTTAATTCTTCCGCCACAGTGGTCCGTGCGCAGTTCGTTCCGGGAGTAATCGTACCCCCGGATGCGATGGCTGAGGTGGCCTCATAGAGCAGGCCATTGTACACGAACTGCTGCCCGACGGAGTAATTCCGGGAGGCCGTGCTGGTCGACTCGATCGGCGCGAGGCTCTGGTTCTCTGCTTTGTCTCCCAGGGCCTCGTCGATCTTGTCCGCGTTCTCATTGAACACGTCGATGTTATAGAGATCCGACTGAGCCGGTTTTTCTAAGTTATAGTTTTCTGTATAAGTTGCCATCACTGCCTCCTTAGGTCTTCCATATACGCTGTACGACCAGCTGATAGCTCGTGTTAGTATTTCTCATACCCATGTACTTAAACGAGTCTACATTGCCCGTATTCGCTCCGGAGACCTCTGTATAGGATTCTCCGACCGATGTCGAGCTGATCGAAGTGACGCCCCAGTCCGATCTGATCTGATGAACGGTTACAGAGTGAGTGCCGGATGTCCACTTCACAAGAGCATGGAAAGTCTCGCCCTTTGCAAAGGTCGCATTCGTTCTGACTGTGTTGCCGGTGCTGCTGGCCATTGAGAAGCTGTCGCTGTTCCATGTAGGCGTACCAGAGCGGAAAGTAAGATTGCCGCTGCCCCAACCTCTATTATAGATATCGTTGCTGTAATGGCTCGTTCCGTTCGTCCAGACGATGCTCCAGGAGGCCGTCTTGTTCGCGGTCGTTCCATCGGACCACTGAGTGTTAGCCGGATACCGGAGCGCCCATGTGATGGTATACGTGCCGAGTGCGGAGGTGGAAGTCGTACCGCTCTGGGTCTCGTAGGTGCTGTTGAAGTTGGCGACTGTGATGGACCGTGTCGTGCCCTCGATGAACGAGAACGACTTTGCGCTGCTGATCGACGGGATGGTCATGGACCTCTTCGCCACAGACCAGGAGCCGGTCTTGTTCGCCGTAGTTCCGTCGCTCCATGTGGTATCGCTCGGATACTTCAGGGCCCAGGTGACCGTCCAGCTGCCCGCGTTCGTGCTCGATGTCGTGCCGGACTGGTTCACGTACGAAGCGTTGACGTTGTTGATCGTCGGCGCGAATGTCGAACTTACCGCCCATGTGTAGCTCGTGTTGGTAAGGGACGGGATCGTGACGGATCTCTTTGCGATAGACCAGGTTAGGCTGTACGGATCTGTCGTGCCGTCTGCCCATGCGTAGCCCTCGTTCAGCGTCCATGTGATCGTGTAGGTTCCCGCCGAGGTCGCACTGGCCGTGCCGGTCTGTACCATCGCGTTCGCATCGAATCCGGAGATCGTCGGAGCCTTGGCAGTGTTGTCGAAGGTGAACGCACCGGAGAGCGTCGGCTTTGCCACGTAGATCGTGGCCTCGTAGACCATCACGCCATGATAATATACATAATCCAGCTTCGTGCCGTGATAATAAACATTATCGAGCTCTGTGCCGTGATAAATAAGAGCCATTACTGCCTCCTTATTCGTCGATGTAAAGCGTCGTGCCTACAAGACGGAGCTTCGATGCCGGGATCCAGTCGACGTCGACGGACCCCGTCCGGTCTGTAAAGTTGTCCACGCCGGAGGACGTCGCATGGTACCGGGCCAGCGGATACTGGTACACGGTGCCACCGTCATCGAGGTCTTCCTGTGTTGGTGCCGGATAAGCGCTCGCGGAGGTCAGGGTCCGGATCGTGCCCTGCAGGAAGCTCGTCTCTGTGTTCGTCTTTGTCAGGTCGATCTCGAAGACCACAAGGCAATACAGAGCGCCGGAGTCTACCCGCTCGAGCGGTACCGTCTGAGTGCCTACGATCTGGACCTGTCTGCCGTGGATCAGGAGGTATCCCGGAGCGATGTAGAGATTGTTCGCGTCGCTTGTGATCTCACAGCCCTGCGTCACTCCGTTCTGGTGTCCGCTGAACACATTCATAAAGTGCGCCATATTGGCTGCCGTGATTGTCTGCTCGTCAAATGTGATGCCGTTGATCATGCCATGCTCCTTATCTTTTCAATAAGCGTTACTTTCAGCTTGCCGAAGGCAATGGCTGCGAAACGTGAATTACTTGCAATGCTCTGGGCCGTTACCAGGGACGACCTGATGCCGGACTTCGTTTTTATCTCTGTATTCCGTCCGATATAGAAATCTCTGTAATCATATAGATTGGAATCCATGAACAGATTGAAATTTATCTTGTGTGTGTAAGAGTTCTTGCTGAACTCGTCTACGACCTTCTGATACATCTCATCGTAGGATTCCGCCTCAATGACCATCGACTTCGTGCGCCCGGATGCTCTGTTCGGGTTCGTCGCGTCTGTAGTGACAGATCTGTTCGCGAGCAGGTAATACGTATAGTACTCCGTCGCGACGATCTCCTCGCCTTCCTTCTGGTCATACCGGACGTTCAGCTTCGTCAGAGCGTCGACGCTGTAGGTCTCGTTGTACTCAGCGATATCTGTCAGGAGCACGTCGATGCTGAGATCCGTGTGCATATCCTGATAGATGTTCAAGGCCAGCCTGCCCTCTGTTGAGAAATCAAAGTCGATGTAAATCTTGTAAAACTCCAATATGTTGCCGAGGTACGTCTTCAGGTTAAATGCTCCGTCCGTCAGGGATACCGTCGTGGATACCTTGGCATTGATCGGCGTATGTGTTAATGCCGTGACGGTCAGATATGACCTGTCCAGCATCGCATCGCCGGAGCCGATCCAGTTGTCCGTGATCGCCTGGGCCACAAAATCCTCGACGCCGGTGCCGGAAATCAGTGCCTCGTTATTTATAAATATGAACCTGTCGAACAGATTCTCTTTTTGCCGTAGTGTGATTGTATATGCTGAATTATCTGATTCAGACGCCCAGTTCTCACAGATGCCCGTGAAGACGGTATCGCCTGCGCATTTGCATATAACAAAATCGTCGTGGCTGATATTAGGCTGTGCAGCTACGACGATCTTGCTCTTGTTGGCGAACTCCGTGTCAAGCTTGAATTCAAACGTCTCGAATTCAAGCAGATCCTTGATGGTGAGATCCTCGGCACTCAGCACATAAGCCAGAAGCTTACCGCCCTCCGTGATCTTGCCAACGTCCGGGACCTCCTCCGTGTGGCTGTGCAGCCATGCGTGTGTACGTCTGGACAGCTGGGCATGGGTAAAGGCTGACAGCATCTTGTGCGTGTCATACACTGTTCTGATCGCCATGCTGTCCTCCTTATACTGCCCTGAATAATTTCCTCATGGAAATGGTGATTGGCTGCGTGATGGATGAGCTGGACTCGAACTTCAGCTCCGAAGCTCCGACGGGGAGCTTGAAAAAGTTGTCGTTATTGATATTCAGCCCGGAGATCAGGTTCGTCTTCGTTCCGTCTGCTGCGGTATGGTAGACATACAGATCGCCGTCGACGGATGAGTAGTTCAGGGTCTCGCCCTGGACTGCCTCTCCTGTGATGTCGATCCTTGCCGTCTCCTCTCCGTCGACCATAAGGATCATGGACGGGTCCACGATCGGACCGCGGAATGTAACTGTAAACGGTGCGTCAACAGATCCGTCATTCTGTACTGATACAGACCCGCCGACAACAGAACGGAAGGATGCAGGCCATCGATATGGATACTGGGCATAGTTGCCGTCGCCACCGATGACGACGGACATCGTGACGACCGCGTTAGCATACCAGAGGCCTCTTGTGACAAACACGACCGGGCACTGCAGCACGCCGCCCTCTGTGATCTCCGTCTTTTCGTAGGATACCAGGTCGACATCCCGGAGGTACTCCCCCGCGTCTGTGGTGTAGACCAGTGTCAGCCTGGAAGACCCGCGGATGAATTTCAGAAAATCGGCAGCAGCCTCGTACGGGGATTTAGCCGTAAAGATGATGCTGCCGCTGATCTCCATCTGCTTGTCCTTGATAAAGTTGCGGACAAAGCTGTAGCCGAGACGCATATAGCCATAGTCCATTTCATAGCCGAGGCCCTCCGGCTCATGCAGGAAGGCCGTGTCGGGCACGTTGAGGCTGTACTCTCGTGCGTATTCGTTTCTGAGCTTAAAGTTCCGAATCATTAGAGCAGTGCCCCCAGTTCTGAGTTAACGGCGGACGTTATAAGCCGCCCGTCGAGATAGGTGTTGCTTGTGACGTTGACTGTCGCTGTCCGCTGAGTGCTTCCGGCCATCGCTCCGGCGAGGTTGTTCATCTCATCAGTGACCAGATGCATGTTGTCCCGGATGCCCTGGGCATATAATTTCATCATGTCAGGTGCGAATGTATGGAATCTGCTCAGAGGACCCTTGTCAGGCTCAGAGAATCCGATGAAATCAGCCACAGCATCGCCGACATCGCTGATCACATCCTTGACGGTGTCAATTTTTTCTTTGATGCCGTCAACAAAATTGCCGATCAAATCACGGCCCCATGTGAGCGCCTGCTCCGGCAGACTCTTGATGTAGGCTACGGCCTCGCCGATCTTCGTGGTGATCGTCTCTTTGACCTGGCCGATAGTGCTCTTGATGTTTTCAAGCAGATTCGACACAGTCGTCTTGATGCCGTTCCAGATCTCCTCGACCTTCTGCTTGATCGCGTTCCAGATGGTATCCCATACGGCCTTGATCGCATTTAGGACGGTGCCGATCACAGTCTTGACGGCCTCAATCGCAGCACTGATGACCTGCTTGATGCCGTTCCAGAGATCAGTGATAAACTGCTTGATGCCATTCCACACGCCTGTCCAGTCGCCGTTAATGGCAGCCATGACGACGTTCAGGACATCCTTGATCAGGTTGATCGCTACGGAGATCTCTGTAAGGATGAAATTCCAGACGGATTTTGCCACGTTCAGGATCGTATCGCCCCAACGGCTCCATGCGGCTTGCACCACCTGGATGAACTTCTGGATGACTGCCTGGATCACCTGAATGGCCAGAGATATGACTTCCTTTATCTGCTCCCAAATAGCATTGACCTTGTTGCGGAAGTCCTCGTTTGTCGCATACAGTGCAACAAGGGCGACCCCTAATGCTGCGATGACAGCAATGATTATAAGGACCGGTGCACTGATTGCTGTGATCGCTGGAATCAGAGTTCCGGATACATAACCGACCAGTTTTCCGATTAATGTGGTTATATTACCGACAGAACTGATCAATGTTCCGAGAACGATCAGCACCGGGCTGATGGCAGCCACAACGACCAGGATCGTCGCGATCAGCTGTTTTTGCGTTTGGTCAAGGCTGTTAAACCAGTTGACCACGTCCTGCACCTTTGCGACGATCGCCTGGATGTTTGGCATCAGGGCTTCGCCGATGGAGATGGCCAGCTCAGAAATGCCGGACTTCAGGATCGTAAGAGCGCCGGGAAGGTTCTGCAGCATGACGGCAGACATCTTCTCCGCTTCGCCGTTATAGGTCGCGATGATCTCCTGGCCGCTTGCCAGGGCTTCGTTCATTGGTACGATAGAGCCGTCTGCCAGTTGTGCAAAAGACTGCGACGAATTTTCTACAGCAGAGCGGAGTTTTTCAAAGTCCTCGTCCGAAGCGTTTGTGATGGCAAGCAATCCGGCCATCGCTCTCGATCCGCCAAGCATGGCAGCAGCACGGGCTTTCTCTGCCTCTTCCGCGCCAAAGGTCTGCTTGATGAGTTCCTCCGTCGCGGCGGACCACTGTTTTTCTGTGATTGCACCACTCGCGCACTGTTCATCCAGCAGCGCAAACTGCTCCATGGCTTCTTCGGTGGGCATTTTGATGTTGCCCATGCTCGAGCGAAGCTGCTCCATGATATCCATGAAGGAGTACATCTGCCCCTCATCGTTATACATGGAGACGCCGAGCCTGTTCATGGCAGCCTCGGATTCCTTCGTGGGCTTTGCCATACGCTGGAAGATATTCCGGAGCGATGTACCTGCCTGAGATGCCTTAATTCCGCTGTTCGCCATCAGGCCGAGGGCGACAGAAACGTCCTCTGCAGAATATCCTAATGCACCCGCCACGGGAGCCGCGTATTTGAACGACTCGCCAAGCATGGAGACGTTGGTGTTCGCATTTGAAGACGCGGCTGCCAGGATGTCAGCAAAATGTCCGGCATCCTCTGCCTTCAGGCCGAAGCCGGTCAGTGCATCGGTAACGATATCGGAAGTCGTACCAAGCTCCTCACCGGAAGCCGCTGCCAGATTCAGGATCGGCTGAATGCCGTCCATCATCTGTTCGGTCTTCCAGCCGGCCATTGCCATGTACTCAAGACCCTGGCCTGCTTCTTCGGCGGAGAACTTTGTGGCAGCGCCCATCTCGCGGGCCTTGGCTCTCAGAGCTTCCATGTCTTCCGTGGATGCTCCGGAGATCGCCTGGACCTTGCTCATCTGGGCGTCAAAGCTTGCGGCCTCTTTTACTGCTGCAGTAAGACCGCCGGCAGCTGCTCCGGAGATCGGCGCGAATGCTTTGCCGGCACTGGTGACCTTGTCGCCAAACTCGGACATCTTCTGTCCGGCTGCCTGGATCTGCTGCGCTGCAACGGATCCAAAGCTCTTATACTGGTCCTCTAGGCTTTTTAGCTTTCCTTCGGTCGTTACGATCTCGGTCTGCAGGGCATTCCATTCGTCGGAGCCCTTGGCGACCTGAGACTGTGCGTCCCTTAATGTCTGCAGACGGTCCTTCGTCTCTCCGATCGCATCCTTCAACAGTTTCTGCTTCTGTGTAAGCAGATCAGTGTTGCCAGGATCCAGTTTCAGGAGCTTGTTAACCTCTTTAAGCGAACTCTGGGTGTTCTTTATCGAGCCGTCTACATCTTTCAGTGCTTTTGATAATTTTGTGGTTTCGCCATCGATCTCGATGGTTATGCCCTTAATGTTTGATGCTCCCATAATTACCTCAGAATCTGTCGAAGTCCGCCTGGTTTGCCAGCTGTTTATATTCTGCGTTGTCATTGGACGACTCTGTGATGATGTCCATCACGTCTCCCATGTCCAGCGCGTTCATGTCATTGATATGCAGACCGACCTGCACAGCCCTGAGAATGTACAGGGCTGTGGTCAGATCCCGGTCGGTTGCTCTCATTTTTTTTTAGCTTTTACGCTCGCTTTGCTGTTGTTCATCCAAAGGTTCACGATGTCCGGCATGGCCTGCAGGATGTCGTTCTCCTCAAACTGCTCCAGCCAGTCAACGTATGCATCAAAAGTCACTGAATTAAAATCCGTGCCTTCTGCCTGCTCCGCCATGATAAACGCCAGCTGTAAGATCAGATCCGTGTCAAGTCCATCTGGGCTCATACCCTTGAACGACATAAGCAGATCCTGGCGGAAGACCTGCTTATATCGTATGGGGGTCGCGGCGTTGCCGCAGAAAGTAATGGATTTGTCGCCGATCTGTATCGTGCCGGTCATTATTCTCCGGCCGTCGGTACGTATACCGCGGTATACCATCCGGCGTACTGGGTAGCGTTGTCTGCTGCGCAGCGGGCCTTGACCAGGTCATGCCCAAGGGCTGCCACATGGATGCTGGAAGCGGTAAGGCTGATAGTCTCAGTCTGCGGCTCGACAGTATCCTCGGTGGTCTGTCCGGACACGCTCGGACGGGTTGCGGAGCAGTTATACAGAACGTGTCTGGTGTTCGCTGCGTCTCCCTCAAACTGGAAGAGCAGAGCGAAGGGGCTCGGCTTTGCGTCCGCTGCCTCGACCAGGATGCCATTAGTGTCCTCGATCTCTCCGAGGATGTCCTTGCGGAAGTCGTCCGGGATCAGTGCGGACTCGAAGTCGCCGGAATAGCCGTTGTTGGACTGGCCTACCCAGTAGTCGATGTTGTCCGCTCTGAACTTCGTGGTCTCGCCTTCTGCGTCCAGGGACAGGGATACAGCGCCCGGCCACGCGACAGGAGTTTCATAGGTTGCGCTGCCGTCTGCTGCGATGGTTGCCTTTGCGTAGTAGACTCCTTTAAGTCCGTATTTAACCTTATTCGGCATTGATTAAAACCTCCATTTCATACACGGTTTCGTGCATTCGTTCAGAATCTAAATACTGCTCCGACTTACGATATGTAAGCGAAGCAGCTGTCAGTGCGTCTTCGATCAGGCCTTCATAGTAGAAGTCCTTGCTATCGGAATAGAACTCGATCGTCAGCTGTACGATCTTCTGGTAGTTGATACCGTCGGCGTACATGTCGTTCGAGTCCTCATAATAAAAGCAGATGAACGGCGGGACCTG